TCATCATAAACGATGTTAGGAGTTTTTGCATCATATAAAAAAGTACAATAATTATCAATACTAGGAGATACAACTCCGGTAGAATTTACGAGTTCGATAATTTTGCCAAATAATATATCAGGATCTTCTATTCCAACTAATTCATCCATTGCCTGACGTAGGCGATTATTCTTTGTATCTGAAGGATACTCCATTACTTGATACCGAGTTCGTTTTCTGTTAAGACTTTAAATTCCCATTTTCTATCTTTACAAAATTCTTCTGCTGCTCTCCATTTTGCTTGATTTTTTGCATACTCATATGCTTCGTAAATATATCCTTTTGTTCTTCTTTTTGGTTGTTTGGGAGGAGTAGTTTGTTTTTTTGGTTTTATTTCAATCAACATTTTTTTAATTTGTCCTGTTGATTCTTTTACTTTAATATAAAAATCTGGGAAGTATCTATGAATTCTATTATCAACTGGAGATCGATAAGGAAGAGCAATTTCTTCACTTCCCCACTCTAAAATATTTTGATTTCTATCACAATAGACCATAAATTTACGTTCCCATAGAGAACGATAAATTATATTTGTTGGATCACCTTTATACTTTTTTGGATATGAAGGACTGTATTTTCCTTTATATGACATCTAAATAATTAATTATAAAGTAATATAAAAATATTTAGATGGCAAAACAGAAAGGTCTTACTAAAGAATCACTTTCACTGGATATGGCTAAGATGAAGATCTTGGGTAATCTTAGTATGTCTAATTATTATTATGTTGAAATAGGTCCACCACCTGAATTGGGTGATGAGAATAGTCAGACAGCAGGTGGTTTTTTTACTTCTCAGGGACAACTTGATGCATATGAATTTGCTAAAAGAGATATGAGATTATTATGTTCTGAGGCAGTTCTTCCCGCATCTGCATATGCAACTGCAGAAGTAAAGGATAATTATATGGGAGTTACTCAGCAGTTTGCTCATACTAGAATGTATACAGATATTGATCTCACTTTTTATATTGATAAAAGTTATAAAGCAAATATGTTTTTCGAAACCTGGATGGATTATATTGGCGGGGCCAGTCCACTTGCAATGGATGAAATGAGACCAGATTATTTTAGAAGAATGAATTATCCAGATAATTATAAAACGAACAACATAGCAATTTATAAATTTGAAAAAGATTTAGATCAAGAAGAAAATATGAGACTTAGATATCAATTAAAGAATGCTTTTCCGAAAGCATTATCTAGTACTACAGTCAGTTATGGTCCTGCAGAATTATTAAGAGTAACTGTAACTTTGGGATATGATTATTATAGTGTTACTAAAGATAAACCTGGAGGAACTGAAGAATCTTTTAGGGACGCTTTTAAGGACCAACTTAATCTTGAAGAATCTACGAATACTAGAACTGTTTTAGGTCCTGCTGTAGGAACTCAATTAGGAACTCCTACATAAAAACTACTAATAAATAATCACAACTGAAGTTATAATGGGTTATTATGCCTTTACCAAAGATTAGTACTCCAACATATGAGTTGGAAATTCCATCTACGAAAAAGAAAATTAAGTATAGACCATTTTTAGTTAAGGAAGAAAAAATATTATTAATGGCACTTGAATCTGAAGATATGAAGCAGATTACAAATGCTGTTGTTGATATTTTAAATAACTGTATTATTACTCGTGGCGTGAAAGTATCAGAATTAGCAACTTTTGATATTGAATATCTTTTCTTGAATGTAAGATCAAAGTCTGTTGGAGAAAAAATTGAAGTTAATGTAACTTGTCCAGATGACAATGAAACAAAAGTTACATTAGAAATTGATATTGACAGTATCAAAGTTCAAAAGGATAAAAAGCATTCTGATACTATTAAATTGGACGATTCTTTATCACTGAAGTTTAAATATCCTGCATTAGATCAATTTGTTGAAAATAATTTTGAATATGCCGAAGATGATGCAAATGTTGATAAGTCTTTGGATATGATCGTTTCTTGTATTGAAATGATTTATAGTGAAGAAGAATCGTGGATGGCATCAGATTCTACAACAAAAGAATTGAAGGAATTTGTTGAACAAATGAATACCAAACAATTCCAAGATATTGAGACATTCTTTTCCACAATGCCAAAACTTTCTCATACTGTAAAAGTAAAGAATCCTAATACAGGAGTTAATAATACAATTACTCTGGAGGGTCTGGCAAGTTTTTTCAGTTGAGTATGGCTCATAACTCTTTAGAGTCATACTACGAAACTAACTTTGCCTTAATGCAACACCATAAATATTCATTAACTGAACTTGAAAATATGCTTCCATGGGAAAGGGAAGTATACATTGCATTACTTCAAAATTACCTTGAAGATCAACGTTTAAAGCAGCAGCAATCTGGTGGAATATAACCAATCTTTTCTAGCGCCATCAATACCAAAACCTAAACTGAGTAAGAGTACGATCTCTTCCTCGGTTCTAAGGAGTAGTGATTCTGTAGCAAAAGCATTATCGACACAAAAACCACAATTAAAAACTTCAACCTTTAATTTTTCTAGAAAAAAAGAAACTGAGCAGAATGTAATAAAAACTCCACAATTAAGTGTTGATGCCGAACTGATTTCATCATCCTTAGTTGAAACAAATAGAATATTAGTTGAGATTCAAAAGCAATTATCATTAGATTTTGCTAATAGAATCGTAGAAAGAAAAAATCTAACTTGTTCGCCAGATAGT